AAGAACTAGAGGCAATCAAAGGTGACGTTAAAATAAACGATGCAGCTATCAAGTTTCTTGATGCAAAGATAGAAGAGCTCAAAGCAGAAATGTCTAACCCGTTATTGTAATGAAACTATCGGACAACACGAGCATCTCGCTCCCGGCGCGCAACCTTTTAGCCATCCTAGCGGCGGTCGCAATAGGCACTATGTCATACTTCTCTATAATTGAGCGTCTTAACTCTATTGAGTCAGATCTAAGATTGATACACAAAGACTTAGAAGCTGCAAATACGTTTATAGATTCCGTGCCCAAAGGCGGCATGGTCAGTCCACAGGTCCAGGAGCTCTACATGCTCGTGGAATACCTTGGTGAGAACGTAGACAAACTAAAAGAACAAATGGAAGCAGAGATACCCATGATACTAAAAAATGATATGGTTATACAATTCCATGAAGAGAGATTAATAGACTTGGAGTCAAAAGCTAATGGAAACCATTAAAGTTGTATTTGCAATACTGATGATACAGAACGGTTCTACTGTAGAGATGGTGCCAACTGACGGCCTTAGCGACTGTCTCAAACAGAAACGTATTATCTCCCGCAACGTTGGAGAAGAACAGCAGGGAATATACATGCAATGCAAAGAAGTAACAGCAGAAGTGTATGAAGATATGGGCCGACTCAAGATTAAGAAGATCATAGAATAAACTTGTAATAAAAAGTAAACTTACTTATATTTACCACCATGGGATTACCCAAACAATTATCGGAACAACAAAAGAAATTTGCGGAGTTATTGGTTTACAATGAAGGACGTAAGACACCAACTGAATGTGCTTTGGAAGCAGGCTATGCGGAGGGTTCTGCACATGTGCGGGCATCTGAACTTCGCAACGCAAACAAATTCCCGCTCGTCGTCAAATATATCGGTGAACTCAGAGAAGAGATACAGAAAAAATATGAGATCACTTTTGAGAAACACATCACAGAACTCGGTCGTATACGCCAGGAAGCTCTTGCAAAGGGAGCTTTCTCAGCAGCTACAAATGCGGAGGTTGCTAGAGGAAAAGCGGCAGGGCTATATATCGAACAAAAAATAATTAGAACAGGTAAGCTAGAGGACATGTCGATAGAGGAACTTGAGGCTAAAATGAAGCGTATTTATGACGAAAATAAGACGTTGATAGAAGGAGAGTACACACTTGGCAAGGAAGAGTAAATTATTTGTAGAGCACATTGCCGGTCCAAAGAAGAGAACAGCTATTGGACAGAGCGTGCGATCAAGACCAAAGAACAAACAAAAGCGTAGAAATTTCAAACGATATAGAGGACAAGGTAAATGAAGAAGATAGACCTATCATCACCCATGCACAAAGACCTGAAATCAGGCTACCTAAATTATAAAACAAAGACACTAGTGCAGGTGTTAGAAAAGTTTTGCACGTCACCCGAGGGTGCAGACGCCGGTGTCATGTTGCTGCTACCAGACGGCAGGAACCCCATGCAAAAAGAGTTTAATATTAAAGAAATTAGATTAGTAGAGAACAAAATAGTGGGTGCGCAAGAGAAGTATAGGTGCATGATACTGGTTGAATAATTACTTTGAAAACAGAATCAAAACTTTGGCAAAAAGTTAAGCGACACACACCTAATATTATCTGGACACGTGTTGAATCTTGGGCATCTTTTGGCTTCCCTGATCTGGTTGGGTATACTGAAAAGCGTGGCTTTTTTACAGTTGAGTTAAAAGTAACAAGAAGTAAAAAGTTATCGTTCTCACCACATCAAATTGCGTTCCATATCAAGCACCCCACGAACACCTATATCTTAGCCACGACCCACGATCAAAGACTCCCTATACTTTATCCAGGGTCCGCGATCCAGGAGCTTGCAGCTTGTGGCTTGGAGCTTGAGGCTTGTCGCTTGAAGCTTGCTGCTTGGTCCGAGCTTGAGGCTTGCTTGCAGCTTGTTGCTTGAGCCTTGCAGCTTGACGCCTGCGCCTTAGCTTATATGTCCAGCGCCTAGAAAGCTGGTCCTGGGACCAGGTCACCGGCCCGCGGCTGTGCCGCGCGCTAGTGTTTGCCATATGCAATATTTTGAATGGACTTGTCCCAGCAGGCCCGGCACGTCTTGCACTCGTTGTCTTGGTCCGGTGCAGGGCATGTCCTGCCAGTTGTCACCACGGTAGAAGTCAGGGCCCAGCTGCGCGGGGCCGGGGCGTCTACCTTCGTTGCGGATAATCTAATAGTTAGATTGGCAGGGACCCGACCCGCGGGGATCTTAGAAAGGATCCCAGCCTCCCTCGTGGGAAGCCAGTGCGCCACGTCAGGGGTTAACCTGCATACGTGGAATATTTTTAATAGATGTTTGACGCTCTGCACGTCGCCTGAGTCGTGCCACCTGAAGAAGCGGGACTTCCTGGCGTTGATGTCCGCGGCCATGGTCCGTGCCCAGTCGGGCCGGGTGATACTAGCCAGCCGTCTGTACATGGCGTCTTTTACATTGGGGAACCTGTAGCGGCCCTTCAATGCATAGCATCCGTGACACACGCTCCCCGGGACCTTGGCCAGCTTGCTGCCTACCTTGCACTCCCAGGCTGGCAGGTTATACGCGTAGCCAGGCATCTTGCTGGGCTTCGATAGGCCCCCTGTAATTAATTTTCTTTTTGCTGCATTCATATGGCTTTATCCCATAAGTCTACTGGCTTGTCAAGTGCTTGTTGCTTGGGCCCTGAGGCTTGAGGCTTGCGGCTGGACTCTCGGATCCGCCGGCGCTCGATCCAGTAGTCGTGGACCGTGCCCCGCACGTCGGGGGCCACAGGTTTACGCATCGAGTTCGAGCTCCGGTGTCTCGACGGTGAGTGTATAACCCATTCTTTTTATTTCATCGGTCGCCCACTTTGGAAGCGTTTTACAGCCCACCAAATACGCGAAACTTTTTGACATGTCGCAAGCAGGATACACCAGGCGCTGCCCGTATACGTCTTTCACTTTTACTTTTAAATCCATAATTATTCCTTTCTTTAGATTATATGGGATGATACCACAGCTGGTCCCCCTGTCAAATCTTTTTTGCGCTTGTTGCTTGCGGCTTGGCCCCGAAGCCCGGAGCCTAGTGTATTTCCCAAGTTGCACTGATCGCGAACCACGCCAGGACCAGCCAACCAATTATTATAAAAATAAACATAAATAATTATATGGGATTTTATTTGACAATGTCAATAGAATATGAAATTATTTTTTTATTAATTAACTAGAAAGGAATAACAATGTTAGAAAAAGATGTAGACGATCTAGTCAACGATACGCAAGTATTGATGGCTCTTAAATCTGCCGACCATTTTATTATTACTCACTATTGCAAAAAGCGAGAGCAAATAGAATTTCGCAGATGTTATTGGGACGAGAATAGTAAAGTGTGGCAAACACAAAAAGGCAAGACTGCGATTACTTGCTTAGCTATGGATCACGAGGAAACAGAAATAGTTGGATATAGAACTTTTACAGATATATTCAATGTCGTTGGTCGAGTAGCCAAACACCAAACAAGCGAGGCGGTACAATGAGTACCGCCAGATTTTGCAAGAACTGTGGTAAGAAGTATTATCCGAAGTCTTACTACTCTTATCCTCAGTTCTATTATGGGACCAGCGACGAGGACAAGCTACAGTATGCGCGGTTCCATAGCCTTGGTTGTATGACTGATTTTATAAACAGACACAAACAAGCTTTTGCACATTTAGTTGACACAATATCAGAAAATGTGATAAAAGAAGAAACGACAATAGATCAAATCATAAACCAATAGAAAGGACAATTATGGAAAAGATCAGACTAAACGCAAACAAAAGACAGTTGTTGAAAAAAGAATGGCAACATACTGTCTATAACAACATGCCCATGCAAGTTGAGGAAGATTTAAAATTGGCTCAACAAGAATACCGAGAGGTACGAGACATGGCATGGGACGGAGTAATCACTCCACAAGTAGAAAAGAACTTTCCAATGGTAGATATGAGAGTGCTACAAAAATACAGTAGCAACAATCATTACAGTCGCTTTACTGATACGGATAGTTGTTTTTACTTTAAGCCACAATTCGCAGACCTGAGTGAAAGCCAATTTAGTTTTACTATGGACATTGACGAATACTTGGCATTGTATCATCAGGACTTACAATCGAGGGGACATCAAGCCACGATTAAAGTTGAGTATGACCAAACACAAAGACAAGAGAACCCACACTATCACAAATTAAAATCTGACATGTCTCACGATTTAAAATCGGTTGCTACGAGCAAAGGACATGGCGAGGACTTTGCTTTGTTTATGGACGGACGAAACTATGGGTGGACTGAACACGCACCGAGTGTAAGCGATAGTGATTATGGCAAGTATCGTAAAGTCGTGGTGCATGGCTCATGTCATTCTAGGTGTATGATGTTGGAAAGCGAGACTGATTGGCTAATGCTAAAACAATTTGAGAAAGCTAGATCAGGACTGCTTAACGCACATAGACAGTTATGGAAAACAAAGTACGAGTTAATAACTGATATGGGTTCTATTATTGACCAAGCAAAATTCTTAGGCGATATAGAACAGTATTGGACTAATGTGAGAGACTGTGTAAACTTCGAGAACTCTGACATTGGTAAAGAATTATCCATAGTGAGTGAACAGACCAAGACAAGACTATCACAAGCTATGAATAATATAACACTAGACGATAAAGAGCCAGATGTTGCAGTTGTAGCAACTGGTGGCTTCTCTCTAGTTAATTAAGGTGCGAGGCATGGTAGTTATATCTGTAAGACCTACGCATCACTAACCCCTCGAGGGGTCCCAAACCAATTCCAATGCTTGTTGCCTGCGGGCCCACCCACCCGGATCTGCACAAAGGGGTCCCACAGCGTAACACATATATGCTTGATTTATAAATTCACATGGCTTAAAATCGTTTTCACACTAAAACACAAAGGTGCAAAAATTTTTCAAAATTTTTTTCAAATGCTAAACCCAGAACAAATAGCAAACCTACCAACAGATGCAAAAAAAGAATACTTGCGAGCGATGCTGTTGCATGATGAAAAGAAAAAAGATCAAGACATACGAGATAATTTTTTATCTTTTGTGAAATACATGTGGCCAGATTTTATCGAAGGCGAGCATCATAAAATAATGGCTGACAAATTTAACAGAGTTGCATCAGGTGATATAAAAAGATTAATTATTAACATGGCACCCAGACACACAAAGTCTGAGTTTGCATCAAACTTTTTACCTGCATGGATGATTGGTAAACAACCCAACCTAAAAATAATTCAAGCCACGAACAACGCTGAGTTAGCCGTGAGGTTTGGTCGTAAAGCCAAGTCACTAATTGACACACAAGAATATCAAAAAATATTTAACACTAGACTTAGAGAAGACTCCAAGGCTGCAGGTAAGTGGGAGACGGACCAAGGTGGTGAATATTATGCAGCG